GAGCTGAGTGATAATCAATTTTGAGACTCATATTAATAATGTCTTTGTCTGCTTGTATATATTTATCCATATCCTGACGAATAATTCTTTTTTGATTAGGACGCCATCCAAGGTCTTTTAAATCTTCTTCAGCCATAGTACCGTCAAGCCATTCTCTTTTTAATAGCTCGAGTTCCTTATAATCAGACCGTAATTTTTTAACCTTGAGAGCTTCCTTATAATACATATTGTAATATTTACTATGAAGTTCAGGTATGCGCTTGGCTTCTCCAGCCAAATTTGTTTCGTCTATTTTACAGTCCTTAGACCAAACGTCACTGATGTCGTCAGTACTCATAATATAACCCCATGATAAATTTTAATTCTATATTATTCTATCACACTTTTGTGGGAATGTCAACTGTAATTTTCAACCTTCATATTTGTGTACCTCACGGATACTGAAGCTTCTGGGTAAAATACATCAGCATTAGTCACATCGAGGTTGACGCCTGAAATGGATATAGGAAAGCAATCTGTGAACGTCCATTTTAGATTATTGTTTCGAGCACTATTTTCAACTATAACGGTAATATCTGATACGGTACCATATTTACTAGCTTGGAGATCCTTAAATTGGTCTGAGTTTTCCGGGCTGCCAAGCCCTTCCATCCAATTTAAAATCTCTCTATAATTATTCATATTTTCATCTACTACAAATGAAAGCTCAAATTCGCTATATTCTAATCTATCTCCAGTCTGATACATTCTATGGAGAGGCGATAGTTGCTCGACTGGTGACATGCTGATAGATGGCGATGTGAACTTTTGAGTAAAAAATTCTACGTTTGGAAGGCGATCTATAGCTACTTTAAAGCTTACCGGTGACAAATAATTTGTAATCATTTCATTTTTCCTATTGACATTTGAACATGCTTATGATAGTATTTATTAAGAATCGCATCAGGCAGGAAGCAATGGTTATAAATACAGCACCAGAAACAATCAAAGAGGTTTGCATGACACAAGCACCTCACGCTTTTGACGATCCATGTGACGATTGTACACATTGGATAGGAAAAATGTAAATTAACCGTTGACATTCCCTTTTACATGTGATAGATTAATAATGAATACAAAATGGAGGTATCACCCTTGAGTGAAGATTTCAAAATTTTAACGGCTAGACAGCACGTTAGAGAACGTATTGGTATGTACATGGGTTCAAGTGCTCAGGAAGAAGTTGAACGCTTCGTTATGGGTACATGGAAAACAGCAAAGTATGTTCCGGCTTTATCAAAAATGATTGACGAAATCTTGGATAACGCAATCGACGAGGCCATCCGTACAAACTTTATTTATGCTAATAAAATAGACGTATCAGTTCGTATGGATGGTGCAATCATTATTTCAGATAATGGTCGTGGTATTCCACAGAAATCTGTTTACGACGAAGCTACAGACCGGAGTATTCCTCAGGCTGAAGCCGCTTGGACTCGAGTAAATGCCGGTACATCTTTTGATGATGAACGAGTTACCATTGGTACAAATGGTGTTGGCTCAGCAGCCACCAACTTTCTTTCATCAAAGTTCACAGGGAAAACCTGGCAAAATGGAAATTTAATCACGGTTGCCTGTAAAGATGGTGCAAACCAGATTGATCTTAAAGAGTCAAAACGTGATGGAAATGGAACCGAGGTTTTGTTTGTTCCTGATTTCTCATTGTTCGAAGCTAATAGCTTAGATGAACTAGACACCATCCCATTGCTTGAGGATCGTCTTATCAGCTTGCAGATGGCATTTCCAGAGATTGCATTCTCTTTTAATAAGCGTCGTATCAAGGTAAACAACCTTAAAAAATATGCTGAGCTTTTTGGTCCTTCCTCAATTATGGAAAAAACCGATAACCTTTCGTTTTTCATTACATCATCTGATGATGGTTTTCGTACCAACTCATATATTAATGGTGTGAACACTCGTCAAGGTGGTTCATATGTCGATTTTATTATGAGTCAAATTGTTGACGAATTAGTCGTTATGATTAAGCGTAAACATAAAATCGAAGTAGTCAAGTCAACAATTAAAAATGGTTTGACCTTTGTTATGTTTGCTCGAAACTTTATGAATCCAAAGTTTGACTCACAAACAAAAGAACGTTTGACAAACCCTTGGGGCAACGTCAAAGACCATGCTAACGAGTCAGGTATTAAGGAAGCTAAGCATTTTGCTCATAAAATCTTAAACACACCTGATATTATTGATCCAATTATCGAAGCTCAATTAGCTAAGAAAATTGCGGCTGATCGCCGGGCTGCCACCATGGCCCAAAAGAAATTGCGTAAAGTGAAGGTTGCCAAACACATTTCAGCAAATCGTGATGATGCGACACTTAAAATCGTCGAAGGTGATTCGGCTATGGGTTTCTTACTTAAGGTTCGTGACGCTAATAAAGTTGGCGCATATCCACTTCGTGGTGTGATTATGAATACCTGGGATATGAAACCGGCTGATGTTCTTAAGAATAAAGAACTGAGCGAGCTGATTGCTGTTCTTGGTTTGGATATAAATAATCCTGATAGTGTCGATGATATGACATATCAAAATATCGCAACCCTTACAGATGCTGACCACGATGGTATTGGCCATATCAGTCCTCTGCTCCTAGCTTTCTTCTATAAGTTTTGGCCTCGACTATTTTCTGAAAAGCGTGTAAAAATTACTCGTACGCCTATTATGATTTCAACTAAAGGCAAAGATGCAAAGTGGCTATATACATACGAAGATGCTAATGCAATTAAAAGCGAGTCTGGTTGGAAGCACCGTTACATCAAAGGTTTGGGAAGCCTTGTCGAAGAAGAATATGACCGTATTGTTAACCAACCAATTTATGACACAGTCACGGTTGATGATGTTAAAATCTTTGAAATGATGTTTGGACGTGACAGTCAGTTGCGTAAAGAGTATATGATGGCATGATAGAATGGTATGACATCGTAATAGCAATAGTTTTTTCATGGGTACTACTCAATATTGCTTTTGTTCCATATATAGGTTTCATATGGGCATATTTTTTATACGATTATGGTTGGGGCTATTATTGTAACTATAGAAAAAACCAAGGAAAATGAGGAGAATTTAAATGGCGTTAGATCAAGATTTTATGCTTCACGCAATGCGCTCGCATGCTCGAGGTCATATTGATAAACATAAAATGAATGTTGAAGTATATCTAAATAACCCAGCTGGTATTGGCGAACACCCAGATGTGTTTGAAGCTATCGAAGGTGAGATCCTTGAAATGGCAAAATACCAAGATGTTCTTGATATACTCGATAAATATTTCACTTAATCTGAAATTAACCGTTGACATTCCTTTAAAAATAGGATAGTATAGTTTTAGAAATTAAAAAGGATTTACTATGAGTTTACTTGAATTTACAACCGACACCAACGAGTATCCAATCTCGAAAGTCGCAAGTAATGAATGGTTAAGTTTCGCCATGTACACGGTCGAAAGTCGAGCAATCCCAAATATGATTGACGGCTTGAAACCAGTACAACGGTTTTATCTGTATTCCTCAATCCTGAATAGTAAAAGAGACTTCAAGAAAGTTTCAGCTATTGCAGGTATCATATCGGATTATGGCTACAACCACGGTGAAACTTCTGCAGCCGGAGCTGGGCAACTTATGGCCGCTACTTGGAATAACAACATTTGTCTAGTCGAAGGTCGAGGTTCTTTCGGTACCCGTCTAGTACAATCTGCTGGTGCTCCACGATACGTCTACACGCGCCTATCTGAAAACTTTGATAAGTACATCAGAGATGTTGACCTAGCTCCGGCACATAGTGATCCTGAACACGAACCACCTCAGTTTTATTTACCGGTTATTCCTTTAGTATTGGTTAACGGAACCAAGGGAATTGCCACTGGATTCGCCACAAACATACTTCCACGGTCACCAGAATCGCTTTCTCGTGCAGTTCGTGATTACTTGTCGAGTGGTAATATATCTACTAAACCTCAGATACACTTCCCTGAATTTAATGGTAAGATAACCTTTGATCCAGAGGAACAACGGTATGTGGTTTATGGTAAATTCCATAAAGTATCTAAAACACAATTGACTATCACCGAAGTACCATATGGTTTCGACCGTGAGTCATATGTTAAAATCCTCGATAAGCTTGAGGATGATGGTGAAATCGTTTCTTACGACGACCTCTGTGATAAGCAAGGTTTCCGTTTCGACATTAAACTAAAACAAACCGGTAGTTCCTCTTGGACTGACGAAAAAGTAATTCGTAAGTTTAAATTAGCTAAACCATTATCAGAAAACCTAACGGTTATTGACTATGATGGTAAGCTTAGAGAATATACAGACGAGCGAGATCTTATTAAAGATTTCTGTGACTATCGTTTGGGTATCCTTCAGCAGCGAATTGATTTGCGTAAAGCAGAGTCTAATGAAGCTGTTCGTTGGTTAAATGTTAAAATGGAATTTATCCAATCTGTTCTTGACGAAAAGGTTGTGTTTAAAAACCGTAAGAAAAAAGATGTGTCTGAGCAAATTCTTAATGTAACGTCAGCGTTGCCAGAAGATACTGACAGATTACTTCGAGTTAATATTATGAGTCTTACAGACGAAATGGTAAAAGAGTTACAGAAAGAAATAAAATCAGCTCATGCAGAGTTGAAATTCTGGACTAAAACCACACCTAAAGCTCAATTTATATCAGATCTTGATGGAGTCGAATAATGATGAATTTATGGAAAAACTTTTTTAAAGGTTATTACGATGATGAAATCGACTACGATAATGACGTACCACCACAGGTTATTCCTCAAAGGGAACCAACCATGCAAGAACAAATGAATGAAGTTATGTTTAAGCTTGGACGAATCGAAGCTAAGTTAGAAATTCTATGCAAATCGAAATAAACGACTTAGATGAAACACTAACAGAAAATTTTATTAATTTCTGTTGTGAAGAACTCGATATAAAACCAGAGATTTTAACGGTCGATGGTTGGGAAACACCATTCCCTAAAAATCAAAAGGCAACCGGTTTATGTTATGAAATCAATAATGGTGAGTATTGGATTATGACACAAACTAAAAATAGGAATTTAACTGAGGTATATATTACTATTGCCCATGAAATGGTTCACGTAAAACAGTTTATTAAGCAAAATTTATCAGATAAATATTCAAATAAAAGACCACATCACGATAGATGGTGGGAAAGGGAAGCCACCGCAAAAAGTGAAGAGTTAGTGAAAAAATATGTTGACATTCTCTATAATATGGTATAGAATAGTTATAGAAAAAGGGACAGAAATATGAAACAACTACTTATAACTGCTGGTGTCGTAGCCTTAACATCGACTACCGCTATGGCTGAAACACCTAAAAACGTTCGCGTATTTGACCACGTAAAAACTATTACTCAACAAGTACCAACCACTGAACGCCAGTGTTTTAGAAATAAAAAGCCTGTTTATAGTACATATAAACGAGAAGGCGATGCCGCGGGTGGTGCTCTTGCGGGTATGATTATCGGAGGTCTTCTTGGTAAAGGTGTTACTGGTGACGATGGTGGGGCTGCCGCCGGTGCTATCGTTGGAGGTCTTATCGGCGCTGATAAAGGTTCTCAGTCTCGCACAGAAAGAGAAATTATCGGTTATGAATACGTAGAAACATGTGAAAATGTTACGCTGTATTATGATAAGAAAACAGAAGTATATAGTCATTCAACCATTCGTTTTTTCATTGATGGAAAACGATATGTAGTAGAGTTTCAGCGTTGATTGAAATTATAATGGCAAACATGGTATTTTGGTCAGTATACACGTGGGTTTGTACAATCCCATATCGTATGTTTCAAAATGCTATTGATAACAGTTAACGGTCTCTTAGCTCAGCTGGATCAGAGCAAGTGCCTTCTAAGCACTAGGTCGTAGGTTCGAGTCCTACAGAGATCACCAATAAGCTCCCATGGTGGAATGGTAGACACAAGAGACTTAAAATCTCTCGCTCAGAGAGCGTCCCGGTTCGAGTCCGGGTGGGAGCACCAAAACAAAAGAGGGTAATACACAGAGGGCAGGATTAGACGGAATCGCCTGTGCGGTTTCGTGAGGTGCATCAATGATGCGGGGTCTAATCAATTATGCCAATAATGTGGGTGAAGTGTTAATGG